TGCTTCGCCTCGGATGTTGCCTTTTACGTCTAGCTTCTTGCCGCTCGCTATAAAGACATCACCACCAGTAGAGATGTTGCCGTCAGAACCAATGGTTAAATCCTGACCCGTCCAGTTGCCATCTGTAACAGTCGCTTTTCGTCCGATAACAAAACTTTTGTCATCCTTAAAGGCAATTACACTACTGTTAGTGGCTGAACCAAGGAACCCCCAAGCTCCCCCTGTTTTTTCTGTTATAACACGGGAGAATACTGGGTCTTCAACATGAAGGTTTCCTCCCACATAATGATCCGTAGACCCAGCCGACAACGTGACTCCACCTTCTAGTGTGCCGTTGTATAGGGCAGGGATGGCAGCGTTGTACCACTTGGTTGTGGATGCAGAGCGGGGGTTGAAGTCCACTAGGGTGTCAATCTTTTCATACCGTACATTGTCTATGGAGCATGAGCATGAACTGTCTGCGCTGATATAAATTATGCTATTTGCTGTGACTTGCTGGACAAACTCATACGACCCCGTTGTGTTAATTGCAGGGGTTGTGGCTGACCCGTTGGAGTAGCTCAAGTATAGGTTGCCATTAGCAAATGCTGTTACATCAAATGTGACACGGATAAAATCTCCTTCAGCGTAAGGTGCAGCGGTTCTGCGTAAATGTGAAGTCTGCGTTTGTGATCCATTGACCGAATATACCCCACTTCCGTGTGACCATCCCGTGTTAAGAACCGTCCACCCCGAATCGGAGTCAAACGATCCATCCCCAGCCAACAGATCAACATTAAGATTCTTCTTCGGGTTCTCGCCGCTATATAATTTGCGAACGTCTGCATCCTCCAGCTTTGAGTGGAAGATTTTTACGTCTCGGAGTTGGCCATCAAAATACAGCGAACCTCCCGTTCCAGAATCAGAGGGTGGGCGTTTGCCAATTGCGTGATAAGCGTCAGTACCTATGCTTGCGGTAGCACTACTTATACTGTTGCCATCAGTCCTGACTCCATCCTTGTAGAAAATAAACTTGTCCGATCTATCAAGAACCCAAACGCAATGATGCCAATTCCCATCGTTGACTACTGGCCCATTATCGTTCTCATCGTTTGCTGATGCCCAACCATCATGTATTGAGGCTCGCATCTTCGTGCTGTTGATGCCGCATACAATATAAGGCGTGGTGTAGCCATTACGATAGATTGTTCCCTCGCCAGATTGTGTGGTTTTTATCCACGCCGAAACAGTTAAGTCACTTGTTCCAACATTGGCCATGCTCTCCAGTTTTATGCCGCCGCTAGTCCCATCAAAGTCGTAACAAGCCCCGTCCTGAAGCCCTTGGATCGATGCGCTGTTTACTATGCCATTGCCCTGTTGGTTAAGTGAACCATCGCTATCTAATACAAGTTTATAGCCCGTTCCGTCTGGGCCGTTAGATGTGGTCTGGTGAAACCCTAAATTATATCGTCCACCACCACCACTAGAACCTTGTGAAATTATAGACCATTGCTCTCCAGTACTCGCTGCAAGTGTTAACCCTGCCCCAACCGTGTTGGTGTTTGTAATATGAACAGAGTTCCAAGTGGAGTTGGCATTGGCATCGTTTACTAATAGCTTATTAGTTGTACTCGTCGCACCAATCGCCACGTTGCCAGCGTTTATGAAATTGGTAGTGCCGTCAGAATAAAAACTGATCTTATCAACCCCTTCGTCTGCTAAATGGAGTCGTCCTCCTTCGGTAGATTTCTCACCAAACTTTACAATCGGGTGAGTTCCAGAATTGCTCTGAATGATAATACCAGAACCAGATGCACTTACTGAATTACTCTTAATCTCCAAGGGGGCTGTTGACGCTGCTCGCCCAACCCCAAGTCCACCTGTCGGAATCTTGACGTTCTCGCCAGAGTCTAACTCTAGGGATGCCGTTGCTCCATTTGTGTGAAACGCTAGGCTGTTATCGGCGTGGTTGTATTTGATGGAACCAACATCGTTGTCATCTTTATCGGCAAAGAATATAGTACCCTTCTTGTTAACTGGATTTAACAGGGTTATACCACCGTGATCGCTGTTAGCTACAACCAGATCGTCTGACCCAGAGTTAATTGAAACAGTTCCATTGGTGGAGTGGTGATCTTCCTTGATGGAAACATTTGATATTGTTCCTTTCCAGCCAGAGACTACCTCCCAGTAAAGTTTCCCGTTGGTAGCCGATGCATCAAAAGTTCCCGTAGCTGTGCCTGAAGAACCCGTAAGCTCGGCAATGGTCACATAGGCCGAACCAGTATGCCGTGTAAACTTGATAGAATATCCATCGGTCTTGACGTAATCAAACGAATAGGTGTAAGCCCTTCCTGCGGTTAAGAAGCCATCGCTAGTCCTAAGGGGTGCGCCGTTTGACCCTGTAGTTTGTGTTGCAACCCCCGCCGTAGTTGATCCAACATCCCAGCCCGTGCTACAGTACCAATAACCGTTATTGTTTCCAGCAGTTATGGTTATATTATCCAAAGAAAACGTGCCAGCAATCAACTCACTCCCATACCTCGCCGTGGAAACGTGCAGGGTTCCGCTGGGTGAGGTTGCGTCTGCGCCTATGCCGACTTTCTTGTTTTCCAGATCGAAGGTTACGGAATCACTATCCGTATTCCATCGGTTCGCAAAATTCATCCGACTGCCACCCTGCTCACCGACAACTCGCAAGCTGCCCCCTTCTGTGTTATTGTTATCGTAGAAATTTATACGGGCTGTCCCGTTTTGGGATGCTTTGAAAGTTAATGCGGGTGATGCTCCGCTGTAATCACCGACTGACAACGAATCAGTAGTCAGCCCCGCCATTGTGAACGAAGCGGAATCATCCAGCTTGTCGGCATCAACGGCATTGTCGGCTAACTCTGCCGTGTCTACCGATCCGTCCGTGATCTCCGAAGCTCCAATAGCCGAGAGGGTTGCCACCGATCCAAGGCCAAGGTTGCTCTGCCCCTGCGTTTTCTCCCCACTCGTAAGCGTTTGTGCTGCATCAAACCGTAAGCGGTTGCTTAACGATGTGGTTATCGTGGTGGAGAACGCCGCATCATCCCCCAGCGCAGTCGCCAGTTCGTTCAGCGTGTCCAACGCTTCGGGAGAAGAATCCACCAGATTTGCCACCTGTGTATCCACCCACCCCTTATTCGCCGCATGACCGTCTGCCGTTGGGTCGCCTACTAGGAGTATGCCGTTGTCTCCGTAAATTGGAATCTTATCGGCAACAGCAGTAGTAGAGGAGTCCTTACCATCTAATGTGACTGCATCTACATTGGTAAGATCAAGCTGGGAAGCCTCAATGGCTGAGTCTGTCGTAAGGAGGGTGGCATATGTTTCGGTTCCAGCATCAACTGTGGCGACCTTCGGTTTACCTGAAGTGGTGTTAAAGTAGAGGTGGCCCTTACCAACATTGGTAGGATCGTCTGTACGAGATTCAAGTCGGAGGTTCTTTGCTTGGCCCCCACCCTGAAAGTTATACCCTGTGAATACTTTCTTTTCTGCCATTTTATCTAAATTCTGCTGTTGCTGTTACTGCACTCCCCGCAAAGGTCAACCGAGTTACTGCTGTACTAACGTGTGTCACTACACAGTCCAGTTGATTGCTCGGCAAGCTATTCCCCTCAAACACCTGTACGACGGGGTGATACCCCAAGTTATGTGTAATGTCGTACTCACTATTTCCCCCACTAATCACCGTTGTAAACGCCGTTCTGAGCCGCGAGACATCATCTGAGAGTTGATCTGGCAGGGCCAGTATATCCGCTCTGGCGTCAGCGAGATCATCCTCAATCTCCTGCTCTCTAAATAAGCTATACTTGTTGCTGTTGTCAAGGTCAGCCTCTGTTAGGGGAGACCCTGCCTGAAAGTCCACGTAATGAGTGAGCTTGGGGGTCACCCTCTTGAGGAACAGGCGGTATCGTTTGTCCGTGGCCAGCCCCGTTATGGTTATCGTACTCCCTTCCAGAGTGAAGTCGTTGTTGAGGTTATACTTATCAGCATACCCTGCGGCTACGTCTGCCTGAAACGCCGACATACTCTCGTCTGACTTAGACACATATAGCTCCAGATGAGTGTCAGCAAGATACCCAAAATTAGTATTGCTGGGATTAGATATAGTATGAGTAAGTACCCCTGAATTAATAGGGGTATCTTCCGTGGCATAGTAGCGTGAGAAAGCCATCGGTTAACGTGAGGAAAAGATTTCCTTCATGGTGTCAGAGTATTGCTGTTCATAAGCCTTAATGGTGGCCTGTAGTTCAGGGTACTTCGCCAGAGCCTCTCTCTTGGCTTTTCTCCTGTAGGAATCGGTTATTGATTTTACCGCTTTAACCCTTGGGTCTCCACCTAGAGACTCAAATCCCTCTCTTTGTTCAAACTTAGTAGCGTTTAAATAGTGCTTGGAGTTGAGGTAATCTTCAAGGCGTTCCCTTAGAGTCTTACCGCCCAACACTATCTTACCGACCCTCTCTTGGTAGTAATCATAAGCTGACCGCCCCTGTTCATCTTTGAACTTCCTCATGTCCAAGAAGGACTTACCTCTTATCTTAGCTTCAGGTGCTTGGAACCCGTAGTTCATGTCAGCCAGCCTATCCAGTATGGTGTCGTGTTTATACTTGGAGGACAGGAATGGATTGAAGATGGAGGTAACCCTACTGAGTAGACTTGGGTCTATATAGTCCATTTTATCCCCCAAGTAATTACGCATAGGCTCAATGCTTCCAGACAGCAGGGGTATCTCTCTCTTCATTGCCTCCAGAAGACCATAGGTTTTCTTCATGTAGCCGTCATCTGTCAGCACGGTAAACTGTGATATGGCCTTGGGGATATAAGAGGCTCCTTGTTTTTGTACGTACTGCTCAAACTGCCCTCCTCCTTCAGGGTCTATTAGAGTGTTAAGTATACGGCTCATTCCCGATAGATAGCTCTTGTTGGCTATATTATTTGACAGCGCAAACATCCCAGCGAGTGCTAGAGGCATACCAAAGTCTTGGTCTAAGGAACCGTCTCTACCAGCTTCTTTTAGGAACTCTGAGGTGTCAGCAGCAAGCCCGATTACTGTCGAGAAGGGGTCTAGTCTTGCATAGCTAATCCAGCGTGTGCCTACCTTAACTGAATAGGGTCTCCAACCTGTTGCCATCAAGGCTCTGCGTTTGGCGGGATCAGTTGGGCCTTGGCCTGTGACCATATCCATAGCGGCTAAAGCTGCAATGCCGGTGTACATGAGCTTCCCAGCCCTCATCCTTCCTATGGCCTGTGCTTTTCGTACTGGGTCACCACTAAGCATATCAGCTTGATACCTCAAATGAGTCTTCTTAAGGAAGCGGGTCTTCTCGGTAAGCTCTCTGGTATAGCCAACAGGCATTCTCTGCAGAGGAAACTTAAGAAGATTGATGGGTGTTCTAATGAAGGGTGCAACCACACGCATCCAAGAGTGCTTACTCACCATGTCTTGAAAGTTTTTGTGTGCGCTTTCTTCGCCTAAAAGGAGGTTATGCTTCCCTTGAAGTTCTGTGAGATCAGCATCTAAGGCTCTGGTATAGGTGGTGTCCTCTGCCCAATCCATAGCAAAGTCAGATAGCTCACCCTTGTCAGCGTGGGCTGTATAGTTGTCATTAATGTACTGATCTATGTACTGCTTCTTGTTCTGAAATTCAGCAGGAAGTGGAGTACCATTGTTCTCGGCCTTGGCGACTGCTTGGAAGTAGTTCCTATAGGCTTCATCCTTGACGATGTCAGGGGTAAACCTAGCACCGTTAGACCTGACCATGCCTTGGAAACGCTTGGACACATAGTCTGATATATGGTCTGTGGTGTGGTGGGCTTTAGGTAAATTCTCCAGAGCTTCTCCTGTTAGCTTGGCCATAGACATTGACCTAAACTGTATCTGCTTGAAAATCTCGTCAGTCGTAATCATGAACCGACTAGGAACACGTACTATATCCCCTATATAGTCTAAAGCATCCTTGGCCCACTTGCCACTAGAGTCGCCCAGAAGGTCACCGCTGATTGCTTTAGTAGGGGTGACGTCAAAGATTTCACTACGGGATTCAAGGGTGGCCTTACCTGACCTCATGGACTTACGACCTCCTGCTACCACAGCAGCACCGTCTCCTCCTTCAGAGAAAATCTGACCCCTCTTCTTCATGTAGGCATCATGGTCGATAGCACCTAAAACCTTACTACCTTTGTTGAGGCCCAAAGCTCCTACTGTCTTAATGGTTTCAAAGAGTAGGTTGGCAGAATAGACAGCCTGTTTGATGAAGACTCGTTTAGCTGCAGCATCCCCACCGACTGCCCCAAGCAGGCCTTCCATAGGTTTATACGCAGCGTGGAGGGCTGTACCTATGGTATTGACCACTTGGGTACGCGCACCAGAGAGAACTGAGTTGAGCCAATACTCATTGTGAACGTCAATGCCTGTGACTGACTTGTTGAGGAGTCCTTGTGCTGCCGCCGCAGCCGCTGCTGGGTTACCTTTGTTACCATTTTTAATGGCATCTATGCGACTAGCAAGCTCGGCCAGACCCTTGAGTCCTCCAGCCTTGTTGACGATCTCATCGTATATCTGCTCACTACCCCCAAGGCCTACCTCCTTGACTGCCTTGTTAGCTGCCAGAGCGCGGCCCTGACCTGTTGCTAGGTCTCGGAAGGATCGTAGCTTGGCCTCCAGCAGTTCTATCTGTGCAGCAAACTTGGCTCCTTGCGCTGGAGTCAGGTTCTTTAGGCCTCCCCCCTCAACGATTTCAGAAGAGAGTTGTTCTATCTGACGCATGGATACCACTTGGTCTAAGCGGTAAGCCCATGTCCTTATATACATCTCTTTCATTACTGCAGCATCCTCCTTGAGGGCTGTGTCAACACTCTTAGTTTTAGACTTAATTTCAGGGAAGAGTTCTTTGTAGTCTCCCCTACCCTTTCGCAAGCGTTCAGCCACACCCTGCGGGGACAACCCTCTAGCTGTGGCTATCTCATCAATGTTGTTCATTGTTGATTGCTGTACAAAGTCAGCAGCAGAGAGGCGGCTCTCATGGTCAGCAGTCCATTGAAGGGCTTTGGCAAGCTGATCAGATATAGGGTCTTTGGAGGCTTTATCCCCAAGACCTTTCCTCATGCTTCTCATCATGAACTGCATCAGCCTAGCGGAGAAATACTTCTGCCCACCAGAGGTCATGGTGGAGTCTAGATTGATCATCTCCTGCGCCTTGATGAACATCTTGTTGAGGTCTTTACCCTGACCCTTGCGGGACTTCACAAGATCGTTGAGGAGCTTCTTCATGTCCTCTGGGTTCTTAAACAGTTTACCCATCAGAATGTCTTCATCCATCTGGAACTGTTTCATCCCCTTGAGGGCGTCCTGCTCATACAGCCAGAAGTTACCAAGACCTTTACGCTTCATGGTATTGGCAGCAGCCCTGTCGATACGGTTCTGGTAACCAGCGTGAGACTCTCTCTGTAGCTTGGAGTACTTAATCTGTGCGGCTTCTCTTGCCAGAGCGAACGCCTCCAGTTCATCTACATTGTTGAATGCACCCTTGGAATACTTACGCTCCAGTACTGTGGTTCCCTCCTTGGCCCACTCATCTGCAAGGGCTTGTCGGTTGATCTTAATGAGGGCATCGTCTGCGCCGTTGACAGTTGAGGAGATTGCAGGGAGATCACCCTCAACATACTCGACAGTAGGCTTAAATTCTTCGCTGTGTTTTACCCTACCCTTCTCCCAAGCCTCGTCAGGTATAACATTCTCCAGATCACCATAGGCTTTCTGTTCATCCATCCGATCCCAATCCTTGGGAGCCAGAGCTTCATCTTCGTCGATCTCTGCATGGGGAGTCCTATCTCTGAGATCATCTGCTGTAGCGGCATAGTCGGCTGAAGCCTCTGCCAGAGCAGCGTCATCTTCTTTTAACTTAGCCAACTGTTCAGGGGTAACCTCCCCCTCTTTAGCCATGCGTGTGTGACGGAAGGCTGTCTCCTCCTGCAGTTCCTTCTCGCTCTTATTTATGACTACGATGCCGTCCTTCTCGGTCTTATCGACACCTCTCTTGATGGCCTCATCTGTCCCCTCAATAGCACCTTTAGTTAGTGAATCGGTTGTTCCACCTAATGCAGCATCGCTGTCCCATTTCAGTTTGGCTGCTCCCCAAAAGACATTAAGGAAAGCACCTATGATCGCTCCCTCTGCTACGTTGGCCCCTCTGCCTCCCCAGTTCTTAGCCATACGCTCCATAGAGAACGAACCTAGACCTTGAGTAGCCTTAACAAGTTCTGCACGGGACATATTCTGCCATCCTTCTTTGCCTGTGATTTCCGCATAGGCATCATGCATATCGGGGTGTGCATTAAGAAGGTGAAGTACAAGGCTGTCGTTGGCATCGAAGGCAGCAAAGTCAGCCACACCTCCCTTTAGTAAGCCCATCCCTGCTTGTTGCTTATAGTATTCTTTTTTGGTTAGTCTCGGTTTGAAACCTGTTGTAGCTGCTTTAGCTCCTTTAGCCCCCTTAGCAGCCTTGGCCACCTTTACCAGACCTTTTGCTACAGGCCCACCCGCAGGCCATGCTGTGGCAAAAGTCGCTATACCTTCAACAGCTTGGTTAAGGAAACCTTCCCGTGGGGATATACCTTCAAAGGTTGTCCACTTATTGAAGCCCGTAAGGTCTGGAATCAGATTAACTATGTTCTTTACGCCTTCCTGACCACCTCTTAATGCAGACATCCCAAGCTGCTTTATGGCTCCCTCTTGGTTTAACCTTAGTTGCTCAAGATGGTTGGAGTGGTAGCGAGCTTGTAGGTTGTTGTAACCATCGAGTAGTTGCTGACCTTCCGACTTGAGTTGGGTGGAACCGCTAAATTGTCCTTGTCCTATAGGCATATAATTATTTGTCTGGTAGTGGTATTGGGTGGAGGCCGAACGGGGCTAATAAATCCATAGCACCTTTTCGTTGGCCTTTCCAGAATGACCAATCTTTCTGTTGATCATCAAAGCTGCTGTAGGTCTTGGTTAAGTCCGTGTGCTTATACAGCTTTTGGTAGGCTGCAGCTAACTCTGGGCTACTGCCTTTGCTGTCTAAAAGTTTCCTCATCTTTGACCATTGAGCCATGTAAACTGCTTTGTCTCCTACCGATATGGGGTGGGTTCGTGGACGGCCTCGGTAGGTAACACTAGGCATGAGTGGGTCTTTGATGCCTAGTTGAGCCATTGCTAACTCTTCTGCTATAATCTCCTTCTGTTTATTAGTTAAAGGTTTGGAGGGGTCAACGGGTATGGCTGTCGTACTCGACCCAAAGTGTCCTCTTGCAGTACCACCCCTTCTGTGGTGTATGTTGCTATACATTCGACCCCCTACAAGACCAGCGTATAACGTCTGGAACTCTTTTGCAGTAACACCTGTTGCTAAAGAAAATTTACCCTTAACAATAAAATCGTTATACTCTTTAACCGCTTTGACACGCGCCTTGTCATTATTGGTGTACTGCTTGCCCTTCCATGTGTTGTTTTTGCTATTGAAAAAAGTGTGTAGTGCCTCCTCTTTGATTGCGACATTCGCTGCTTTAGGTAGCTTGTTTAAGTCGGTTGCAATCATCATAGACCGTTGCTTTCGAGCCATGTTATTATAGAGACCTTCTGCAAGGTTTTTCTGTTCAGGGTCAAAGAGGCTGTACCCTGTCTGTTCTGCGACAAAGCCAACGAAACTCCCTAGCCTCTTCATCTCGTCAGGTGTCAACGGTTTCTCTTCTTGTGGCTGATCTGCTAGACCTGAATCTTTCTCTACGAGGCTGGTTGGCTCTACCGACTTAGCGGTTCCTAGCCTTTCCCAGCGGTTAAACAGACCCTCAAGTTTGTCCATCTCTTCCCAACTTTTGAATACTATAGATGAATCGAGGCTGATATCCTCCATGCTTACGGGAATGACAACAGCCCTCCCACCTCTATCAATATTAAAGTTAGCCTTACCTTCTACCAAATCCTCCCAACTCACGCCTTCATACTTAAGGCGGTGCGCTTTTAGCTGTGCTTTAGTAGCACGGATGGCGGCTCGGTTTGCTGTGGCTTCGTCAGCCGCAGTCCCATCGACATTCCTTTTTGATATGTCCTCCCCATCTTCCATCAAACCAATTATATGTCCCTCAAGATCAGACGTCATTTTATCGCGCCTAGCTACAAGCTGTGCAGACTTGGCGAAGCGAGAGTCGCCTACTTCTCCAACGTAAAAACCAGTAGCGGCTGTGTTGCCTGACTTAAGCTTGGTCAGCTTGGATAAGGCTCCTTGGCCTACTTCGTTGTTGTTGAGGAACACACCAAACTCGGTGAAGTTATCCTCATACATCGAGTCTAGGCTACGTGCCGCTGGCATAAAATTAGGGCCAAGCGCGTTTGATGATATTTGTAATGCCTGCTCATCCTCATCTGCTGGGTTTAGGGCGTTGTTATATAGTTGTAAGTAACCATCTTTTCGGTTCAAGATGGCACGTATTACTTTATCCTCTACGGCGTTACGACCTGTAGGTTTAGCCCACTCTTCCTTTAAATCTTTTCCGACCCTCTCTGGAGACGTAGCCCACTCCTCCAAGTATTCATACATGAACTCTTCATAGTCTTTCTCCATTACTTCCAGAACACGCCTTCCTGCTCCCTGCTCTTCTTCTTCCGGCTTGTCTGCATATGCTCGCTTATACGACCACGTGCCGTCTTCCGAAGGGATATTGGATGACCCCCTCATCTTATGACTCGCAGCGATCTTGGTAAATAATACGCCACCAGCTTCTTGTCCAACTTTGTTCAGGACATCCCCAAACTTAATTGATGCCTTATACGTGCTGCGTTCATCGTTCTTATCAAGCCTACCCAGAAGGGTTCTTAGGTCAGGGTCTATGTCTTTTTCTCCTGTAAAACTCTGGGAGATTACATTTCGTATGTTCTTGGTTGCGTCAGGAGGTACAATCCCATTATCTAGTAGATGGTTATAGTAAAGTAAGAGACGGCTTGCCTCCTTTCGGGCTGAAGAATCAAACCGCTCTGTCATAAGATTGCTGATGTAGCCTCCTATAACTTCTTCTCTCTCACCAAAATTGACATTGTTTTTAGCGAGTGACTTACCCACGGCTGCTGCCATGTCCTGTCTTATGTCAGCAATAGGTTTACCGCTTTTTAACCATGAGGACATATTGGCGGCAATATCCTCTGTCATGCCTTGGTACGTAAAATTGTTCCCTAAAGCCTCCCTGACTCTTGCCTTAACTACTATAGCATCGGTGTCGATCTCTGTTTTTGCCAAACTTTTATACAGATCAGTCATTTGCTCCAGCAGGCTGGCTCGTTGGAGTCCTCCCACTCGTTTAAAGACTGCAGGGTCGTGCTTGAGGTCACCCCCCTTAGCAAGGAGATGTACCAGTTTGTTAAACTTATCTGGCTGACCCTCAAGGTCAGAGAGAGAAACAATCTGCTCCTTGGATAGAAAGTCTGAGTGTTCTTGCTGGATAAAATCCCAGCCGTTTACGAGAGGCTTACCTATAGTTTCCCATAACTCGGTCTGGTCAGCAGCGTTTCTGCGGGTGGTCAGAGAAGGTTGGGCGTGTTCTGCGTCAACCCTCTTGTTGAACCAATCAGTCTGGACGGTGGCTTCCGATCCAAACAGAAGAGTACTCCCGTTGTCAGTCTTCCTTCGACTCTTCATGAGAGCCTCAAAAGTTTCTCCGAGTGCGTCTAAATCGGTGTCAGGATTATTAAGGGCTTCTTCAAAGATAGGCTTAATCACCTTACTGATAAAGTCTCCCCTAAGTGTGATTCCACTTTGGGGGGTAGTCACATATGAGTGTCTCAAGCTCTCGTAGTAAGATACAAAACTATCCACGGCGTTGAAACCTTCAGGAGACTGTCGAGCGTTAATGACGTCCTTCAACATCTCCTGTCCTTCAACGAGGAATCCTTCTCGCGCTTCTGCAAACTCTCTAAGTTTCTTCTTCGCTTCGTAAGGCTGTAGCTTTTGCTCAAGCTGATCTAAGACGGTAGGATCATACCCTCTCTTCCATTGACGGCTTGTTGTTTTATTCCCCGTGTCACGGTTAGGTAGTTGTCCTACTACAAAGTCATGGAGCTTCTGCTTATAGTCTCCTTCTCCGTCCATCTCCTCTTGGGCATATGTCGCGAACTCCACAGAGTTCATAATGTTGGCAACATCTCGTCTACCTGAATAAGACCCTACCGCCGAGGTAGCTGCTGAAGGAGTGGCTGGGTTTAAGAAGTTGGAGAGACCTTTCTTTCCCAAGGTCTTTGAAATGTTGGCAGCAGCATCGTCAACCCCTGCGAGCAGTTCAGGTATCTTATCCATAGCAGCAGCCTCACTTGCCTGCCTAAGTCCTGCAGATGCCTGACCAAGATTCTTGTTGAATCTACTCAAGGAGTTCGCCAGATGAGCAATAGGGTCTGGGCCTACAGGTGGGCCAGCGGCCCCGACTATGTTGTATCGGTTAGCGTTGGATTGATTGGGTGACCTCACCACCCCTATCTCATCTAAATTAGGTACAATACGTTTCTTCTTAGGCATTTCTTATTTTGTAGTCTGAGACAGCAGACGTTGCAGACGATGCGAAGTCTAGAGCGTGAGCGGCTGCAGAGGGTTGATTGATGGGCCTAAAGGTTGAGGCGAATTGACCCTGTGACTGTTTCCTCATTCTTTCTAAATCTCTGTCCAACCGATTGGATGCCATATCTCTCTGCTGCGTAGAGGCGAACATCAGTTCAGCTTCCCTCTGCATATATTCTCCCTGCAAGGCTTCCAACACGGCTCCATCTGCCCCTCCCTCTAGTGCAGAGGTGGTAGCAGAAGCTCTAGCCAAGCTAGACTTACGCTGTATCTCCAAGCTCTCCCTGACGGTAGCTTCCTCTGTCTCGGCGTTCCTCTGTATGAGATCAGATTGATTGAGAACAGACTGCTCCAGTTGTAGTTTGCCTACGGTTCTCTGGTGTTGCTCCGTAGCTTTAGCTTGGTTCTTCTGTGACGAGTAAGCAGCAGCAGCAGATGCAGCACCAATCACAAGCTGGGCTATCAACAGAGGCCCACACGCTAACATAGGCTGTATCAGATCGTGTTCATTCATAGTGACTGAATAATATAAAGTGTCTTTGTTCTACCCCGTACTTAGGGATGTCCTGTAAAAATTCAAAGCCCATCCAAGAGAGCCATCTAAGGTGTACCTTGTTTCGTGCGTCGATAACATTATAGAGTTGCCTGTATTGTTCATGTAGTTCCTTTAGCCACCCTCTTGAGTGTCGGATGAAAGTTCTGGAGACGGTAAGGAGATCGTCAGAGCAGAGCATCCAGACCACTCCGACAGAGGGATCGTCAGATTCACGTGTACCAAAGATTCCGCAGGGGTCTCCTTCTCTTGTGTGTATCGTGTAGCACGGAGAGGAGGCACGGATTCCATCGACAAGGACTCGTATAGCAGGGAGTTTAGTTGTGGCAGCGAGTTCGTCGCGATCAGCGGTACGAAGTCGTGAGGAAAGGAATACCCCGTCTGATTCGGTACTAGGTTTAACATAACAATCCCTATAGTTTATCCTCTCCATCGACTTCCACGGGAGTACGCTCTTGCTTCATAGTCGATACTTAAAAAGTCTGACGGGTATGGTACGTTATTCTTAAGCGTTAATTGCAATCTATCGTTCTTCTCCTGAATGCCTATCTTATAGAAACCCTGCTGTAAGTCTGCCGAACCTTCAATTAACCCCTGCTGTATGGACGATGTAGCGAAGGTGTTGGTCACGGTTACTTTGTTAGGCGTACTCATGGTTGGGTTGTGGACTACATCAACATCAAAGGTACGTGCATTGGCATACTCTAGGAATGCTCTCTGTATCTGGTAGCGTCCTGTCTCTGTTGCCTTCTCTGACTTTAAGAAAGGCTGACTGAACGTGTACAACATCTCATACAACTCCCCTACATAAAAATCTGTGGCGGTAAGGTCTACACCTGACACGGTAAACGTGGTAGAGCCTGTAGTGCTGCTCCCTTTGTAGACTGAATCAGCCGTAATCAGCTTAGTGTTTGCTGTGACGTTATAGGGCAGCGTCACCGTGGTGGAGGTCACGTTAGTGAGGCTACTCTTTGGTAGCTTCCTGTCCAACAAGACCTCGTAGTCCAACCCTGTGTCCTTCTGGCTATCCTCAAACGTGAGGGACTCCAGATAGGTCTGGTTGTTTCTGGTGATGACCATATAAAGTTTGGTGTTTATAAAATCTATAGCCTCAATAGTGTCCCCTGTCCCACCAAAGACATACTTGAACCAAGCAGATTGAACCTTCTGGTTCTGCGTGTTGGTAAAAAACTTATAGACATACATGGTAGCACCGCTTGTTGAATCATCTGTGATGCAACATACGACATCTTCCGTGGGCGAAGCGGCGAACATGGTTATGTCCCCCTTGATATACTTAGGACAATGAGCGGTGACATCTACTGCGTCAGCCATGTCGGAATCCTGTACTGACACAGAGAACTCCCCCACCCCACTAAAGTCTGTCCTACTAAAGCCATAGTATACCGCCTTACCGCTTACGACAGGCTTCACATTCGGGAAAGAGGTGAACTCTGTGGTGGGTGTTATAGAGACAGTCTTAGGCGACAGGTAAGGCTCACCATCTAGAATAAACTGGGTCTGCTCGCTAAAAATAAGCAGCTTCTCGTTGTGGGGTAGCGCACTCCGTAAGGTGGAAACTTTATTGGTACTTGCTGTGGCATCTATAGGTGCGGAGTCCAGCAGGGCTGCTGTTGTTGTTCTGAAGAAGTTGAAGTACTCCCCTGCTTCGCTAAGGATTACATTCTCACCAGAAAGAAAACCCAGCCTGTTTCTAAACAGAAAGACATCGTTAATAGTGTTCCCTCTAAAGGAGGGGAAAGGGTTAGTGTTATCATCGCCTGCTTTCCTTTCGCTCCATGTTAGTTGTTTTAAAGAGAAACTACCATCAGTTTCACGTACCAACCCCACGGGCATTGTGGCTTCTTCAAACTTATACTGCTGGTTGTAACCAACACACTCAACCCAGCGTCCATGCTGCAGTACGCTGGTTTCGTTAGGGTCATCAGCTTCAAAGCGAAGGTAGTAATCATCGGCTTCTTCTCTCGCGCTCCCAACCACTTTAACAATGTGACCCTGCCTGCAGACGTCAGGTAGGTCTGCTGCTTCCCCCACCTCAAAGTAAGTAAGTTTAAGGCCCATACCGCCCAGATCATCTTCAACAGTAATCTGAAACTGTTCACGGTCAGGGGCCATCAAGGCTATCGTGTATCCCTGCTGCTGCACCCGCCAATCAGACGTATGTTCTCCCAGCCTTTTGTTAGTTCCCGCTGCGTTTACATCGTATAGATAACCCTTATCGCTACTGGGGCCAGAGTAAGTTAAACCGAGTGCTTCTTCCTCACCTTTGTGGGCTACGTTATCTGTTGAAGTTATAGCCGAATCCCAGCCTGCTGGCCTAGTTGTAATTTTTCGCCCGTTAGCTTTTCTAGGGTCAGTATTAATCCAACGTCCTCTGTTTATTTTGGCATTGCTGGCTAACATTTCAGCAATTCGTTCAGTACCTATAGCTTGTTGAAAGTCATCTCCTGTCCATTTAGGCGACTTGTACCAGTACTCCCCTGTTTCAACCACTTGAACAGCGGTTGTACCTGTAGTGGTATCCCAATCTGCGCCAGCTTGGATACGCCCCGCTTTGCTTGTAAAATACTTACGCTCAATATTTGTAACCTTAGCTGATGGAGTCAGGTAGCCTGCGGTTATGTACGCTGATCCTGCCGTGTTCCCGTAAAAAGGAACCCAACCCGTATTGATGGACTCATCCCGCCCATAAACGTATGTCGCTTTATACGGAAGCTCGGTAGATACGGTCTCGCCTGCTGAACCTACAATAACATTCTGTAGTGTGTAATACTGGGCGTTGGTGTTGTTTCCCGCAACTACTGCTGTCGAAGAGGACGCCCCACCCGTTAGTGTTTTGACCTCCCAATCTTTAGCCAAATCGGGTGTGTCACTAAAAACATCAATAAGGTCTTGTACGGTTGTTAGGTTACCTTTGACTGTATCGGAGTTAGACCAATGGAAATTCCCGTAGATCGTTATCCACCCATCCCCCACATAGACTGCAATTCTTTCGTTTTTGTAGTAATACGTTTTAACTGTAGCGGGTATCGAAGTGGGTTGCGGGGGTAGCTTATCCGTGTGTTTGAAGTCTTGATCTGGGTTTGCGTTAGGAAGCACGTAATTGCTGTCCCAATTCCAATTCTGTACTACACGGAACTGCCAGCCGTTCCACTTGGGATCACTAGATATACTTTGAATCCTTGCTATCCACTTATCTTCCTTGAGATTTCGATCTCTCCCCACTAGATCGACGTAGGCCACCGTAGATGCTGTTCCAGTATCCTTAACCTCAAGAGGACTTGCGGCTTCCCCTACTTTTACTTTATAGCGTTTGCCATAGTCAGCCGTTCTTGCTGTGATTATAGCCTCATACTTTTTGTCATACTTTGTTTTGCTGTGGGATTGTGTGGTTACGATTTTGTTTACCAAGAAAGTATAGTCAGCCACCGTGACTGCTGTGAGATTATTTCTTGGGGAGTTTCCTTCAGTAATATAGTCTAACCCTGACTCAACATTGAGTTGTTTCTCGCTCCCTGTGTTTACATCAAATATCTTTATGCCTCCTTTTTCTATACGAAACTCACCAACACCAGCATCGACTCCTACATAAGCTGCATCGGCTTCTGCTTCGGTGAACTGTCTGGGGTTGCTTCCCGCTGAATAAGTGTAAGTTGTGGTGTCAGCCCAGTAGGCAACGAAGACCCACTTAGGGTTGCTTGTTGTGTTGTAGCTTTTTGGGTCACCGCTGCTATCGTATAGATCGACATCAAACAGTTCGTTGTTAAGATCAACATAATGATCAAGTGTGAGAGTCCTTGCGGAGATGTCGGCGTCGGCGACTATAGCTCTGTAGGCCTTAGATTTCCCACGCCGAGAACCCAGCCGAATAACCGATCCTATTAATTTTGTGGCATCCCACCCGCTTGGCCAAGTTGCTTCATCCCCCCCTGCGTCGGAGTGATCCCACTTTAGCTTGTTTCCTTTGGTGTGTGTTATAGCACCCTCCCCATCTAAAAGAACAAAGTGAAGGTTACTTGGACTAGCACCGTCGCCCATCATAGTGTACCCAGATTCATCACCATCTGTTTGCCATTGCTTGTCTACGTAGTAACCCAAGTTGTCGGCAAGGCTATTTTTGTTTGCGTTGGGTACACCGAGAAGAAATTTATCAGCAGGCCACGTAGCTGTCGAATAGGTACTGTTGGCGTATGTGAAGTGGTAGTTGTAGTTGTCAGGAACACGTAGTTCGTACTCTGTAGTTTCTCCAAGGAATGTTAGTGCTTTTCCTGTCAGCCCCTCCAGCTTTATAAGATCACCCGCAACTAATCCGTGGTTTGCTGCGAAGGTAACCGCAGAGACACCATCAACCCATTGCCCCGTCCCCCCGTCTTTAACCGAAGTAAATCTTATTTCATCTATCTCGGCTTTACCAAGCCTAACAATAGCTCCCCCTTTAGTTTTACTGATTGTTATATTCCAGTTTGGCCCAGAGGCTGAGATGCTTAATACGTAGTAAGTGATCTTGGTTGACAGCCCTGTTGGTAGTGTCCCTTCAGGTGTTGTTAGTGAAAACCTAACAGCATCATTCAACGCTAATTGAGTGGAAACATTCAGGGTACTTGGAGATGTATCGATACTGTTTACAACAACCGTGGTGTAGGGGCTTACAACTACTGAATACTGTTCGCTGCTATCCCTGTTTATCGTGTGTATAAAAGAATCACTAGATGTGTTTAGGTCTAAATTGCCTATGTGCTTAGTCGGAGGACGCTTGACGAGTCCCTTTATATGCGACGAGTAAGCATTGATCTGCTCGTCAGCCTGTGAGGGATACCTCTGGGACTCTGCCTGTTGGCTGACTCCCTGCGATAGACTCGTTGCTGCGTTTTTAACTATCGGCATTAGGATTTATATAAGTTAGATATAGCAGGAACCTGTACGTCTCTTCCTCTTGCTATTGTGTGATAAGGTAGGGCAGAGTTGAACACGTTAGTCTCTGCGTTCTCTGCTTCTGCCTGTAAAAATTGTGAGTGTGCTTCGCGTTCGTCTTGTGCTGCCATCTGAACCAACTGTGGATCACCAACATGACGGGCAGCGAAGATTCGGGCAGCTTTGGTGGTGATATATCTACGGGCATACTCTGGTAGTGCCTCTCCCCCTGCTGTCGATTGCTCAAACGGAACTTGGTAGGTGATGATTGCCTTCAGGTTCTCCTCGTTAAATTCATAAGTTGCATTGTTCTTGTCGTAGATGAAGCGACCCCTCACAACAGGATCGAGTGTGGAGTACCTGTAGGTGGAGAAGTCCACGTTAAGTGCAGTCGCTGGTGTCTCTATACGCTTGGCATATGTAAGGAGTGTTCCTGTTGCTGCTGTAGTGGCCACGAAAGTGTCGGCATCCGTTATACTTACCACGGTGTTAGCCACGGTGTTTATTTCTACAGCTTCTCCTGCCACAAGGTAGTGTGCTGTTGCTGTGTTAACCGTGGTGGAGTTGGATACATCGCAAACCAATGTGGCTGACCCTGTGGCTAACTCGACATCATAAAATATATTGAAGTGCCACCCCTCCGCTTGGACGGCCCTGTCGGTCTCCTCCAGTATCTTCTGTGCATCGTTGGCTTCACCAGCGGTTGCCAACTGGCTGATACGTGACTGCCCAATGGTGGACAACATCGTGTTGACCGCCTCTAATTTTGATGTAAATGATCCGTAAGCCATGACTAAAAATAAAAGAGGGAACCCCCCATATTTCAGAGGGGTTCCCAATGGTTAGATATTACGCTTCGTTTTGGCGACCGTCTGACCAGACAACAACAGATTCAGGACGTAACGCCCCGTGACCCATGCTGTACTTGGCTACAAACAGGTTGCCCTGACGTTCAATGACGTACTCTGACTCCATCGTCAAGTCCATCAACTTGAGTGTACCGAATCCACCTTTCTGGAATACGATACCCGCCAAGTCGGTGCAATCAATCGTGTAATCATTACCCGTAGCTCCTGACCACTTGTTGGCCACGCTGTCGAGATCGGTGGATGGCAAGTGATTGCTTGTGAGGAGGGTGATACCCGCAACACGAACAATAGTACCAGCAGCCAACGAACCTTCACCACCGACATCCTTGTTGATCATGGATGAACTCACAACGTCCGTTCCCGAACTGTTGTTGACCATCTCATAATACATAGCAGGAGTTACGATAGCGAACCGATCACTCTGAGGAACATCCTTCTCGTCCAACAAACGTGCAGACTCAAAGAGAGCGCGACGAATGTAAGCTGCATTGGGTTTCTCCCTAAGCGCACGGGCGTCTGTTCCAGTAGCTTCTGCATACGTCTTGTCAAGGGGCGTAGCGTGGGCCGTGTTAGTTGCATCAGCGGGACTAGCAAAGGCACTAGAGCCGTTGTTGGCTCGCTCTGCATAAACAACAGAACCCTTCTTGGTCTGACCGCTGATCCACTCGTCAGCAGGAACAAGCCCATCACCATCATCGCCATCATTACCCGTCTTAGCACCTGTCTTGGCAGCAACAGTCAACACGTTCTTATCGAACTGGTTGGCCAACGCTTCACCAAGCTGGTGAGAATAAGGAGCGCGAACATCGAAGTGGCTCACTAACTCATCGATGGAAGCTATGAAGGTCGAAGCCATCAGAACCTTATCGATGTGTAGCAAGATTTCAGTCTGCTTGAACTGGTTAAGACCAGCAGTCCCTGTAGCACCACCTGTGGTTACTGCGTTATCCGACGGGTCTAAGATAGAAGAACCGGGAGTGTAGTAGCCTGCGTTTGCCGTTCCGATCACGGGGAACTGCGCCGATTTACCCTTCGTTATAGTACGAATGGTATGCAACGGTTTCATGATGTTTTTCTCATCAAACACCGTCATTACCTCTCCCGCAAATTTCTTCAGGAAGAGAGCCGTGGAGTCATTACCCCAATTGATATTACCTACGCGACCATCACCAGCAGCGGAGGCTGTTTGATTGGTAAATAGATTTGCCATAATTAATAACCTTTCTTTTTATACGTTAATAAACAACTAAACAACTACGGCACTCACCGCAGTCTATATACATAACACAATACCCGTTGTTGTTGCGTCCAAGTTGTCTGTCGTAACAGGCTATTCGGCTCCTCCTTGAGGTAACTCTAGTGGCCCTGCCATCCATCCTTCAGGCAGAGTGACTCTGTTTTGAGAGAGTTCCCACTCTGTACCTGTCCAATGGTACACATGACCTTTGACATCTGGCCCTAAACGAACCAAAGCATCGTTATTTGATATGAATACCACCCTCTTTCCACTTAAGCATCCGCTTGTTCCAAGCATCCCTAACAGAAGTAGGAACACTAGGAGCAACTGACGCCTTAATGGGTGTAGTGGATTCATTCCAAAGTAAATTTAATATCTCCTTAAGTATTAGTATCAGGGCTGCTGCCATTTTTTTCAGCGTCTAGTTTCTTAAGGGTGAGTCGCGAACCTGTATAGCCAAGGGCTACCAAGGCAGCCACAATTAGGCCTACAATTTTAGTTGCGAACTCATTCTCTTCGATAGCTCCTGAAGAGACTACCGCACCTATTCCCATAGCGAATAGACTCATGTAGAACTCGGTGCTTTTATAACCCGCCTTCTTTGTAGGGGCAGCGGGTTCCTCTGTAGTAGGTTTTTTCTTTGCGGTCATATAACACTTCCTGAAGTAGCAGCCAGCCTTCGATCTACCATCTCATGAAACTTCTGATCCCCTGCTTTATAGAGAGGGTTCTTCATGTCCTGCTGCATCTCATAGGTTGATCCATAGCCACCCAGATTCCCAGCTTTCCCTCCCTGTATGAGGCTAGGAGAAGATGCTGACGCTCCTACTTCTTTATTAAACTGAGCGTACAGGCCACGTATGGCTAACTTGGCAACAGCAGGAGACCCTTGGACAGCGTCATTAAAGGCGTCCAGATCATCCTGTTGTAGGGTCTCTGAAGCCCATTGGATCATGTTCTTATAGTTCTCTTCACCGCCTGCTACATTCTGTAGTTCCTGCACTTGTTGGTTGGCTAACAGTTGCTGGCCTGTGATGTATTGGTCTACTAATTCTCTGGAAAGACCCTTCTTACCTAAATCCTCATAGGTCTTATCATCGAGGCCACCGTTCTCTTGATATTGATCAGAGTACTGCTGGAAATCATCTGCAGTCAGTAGTCCTTGTTCCTCTGCTTGCCTGCTACTGAACTTTTTCTCTAGTTGTCCGTAGGCTTTGGCAAGGTCTTGAGCAGACTCAAACTTATTAGGTAGCCAATCTGGTCGGTTTGTCGCATTGCCTTCTTCCTGTGGCGAGGTCTCTTCTGTTGCTTCCGCAGTAGTAGGTTCTTCAACTGTTGGTTCAGCCTCCGCTTGTTGGTCTGTTATAGTTACTCTTTCCATTAGTTAGTTTTCTCTTTTTACTGGACTTGCTCCTGTACCGCTTCAGCCACGGCTTGTAATTTCTCTGGGTCTTCTTGGGCCATCTTCCCTGCAGCATTAGCCATATTAGGGGCAACCTGTTGGGCCATTTGCTGTTGAGCCATCTGTTGTTGTTCCATTTGAATTTCTTCTTCAGTTCTGATCAGACCCTCAACATCTATCCCCAACGAGGTAGCCCTACGCTTCAGATAGTCGCCCATGTTTACATAGGTGGCAAATTCATCCCCTAACAATTGGGAAGCACCTGAAATAAAACTGTCTAGTTTGTTAAGGTCGTGGCCCCTACCTAATGCCTCAAGCCCTGTCACAATAGTAGGTTTGATTATTTTCTTGGGTAACTTAGGAAGACGCCCCGCCTTAGACATTCGATCCATCAGCCTGTTTACTAGTGGCATCTGGAATTCCTGTGCGAGGATAGAGTAGACCCCACCGAGAACATCTTCCAGTTCTTGGGCCATGAATCTGATTTCCTCTGCAGTCACACGCTCCCCACTCCGTTGGATGGAGGTGTTCATTAAGAAGGCGAAGCCTAGTCTCTCCTTGATTTGCTCTATAGTTTCTTGAGCCACCCTGAAGTCGGCAAACTTCTCCATCTGGAGAACCGTGACATCTTGGGCGTTACCTTGAACAATAGCACCGTTAGGAGAATTGGCAATAATGCGTGGGCGTGTGGTTCCATTAGGGTTAACTAGAAATAATACTTTAGCTGCTGCAGCGGCTCCCTCAACGATGGCTTGGGTGAGGCCTTCAAGGGACTGTAGGTCACCTAGATATTCTTCAACAAAACCCCTCCCATAATCCTCGTTCTCAATTCTGGTGTAACGCAAAGGCATCCAAGGATTCTTATCCAAGGCATACTCTCCGTTGGCTTCGGGGATGTCGAAGTCGGCAACCTCCTGTCGAACCACCCATTTATCACCGTCCCTATAAATTCCTGTGTATACATCAACAGCTTTGTCTTGCTGATGCCCCATGTTCTGCACGGTAGGGTTGCCTGCCTCCTCAAGACGCTCCCTCACAGCAACTGGCAAGACGTCAGGGTCAACCGACTCCTTGACAATCATAGACTGCACGTTACCCATAGGATCGCGCTTGCAGACATACCTATCTAGGTTGAAGACCCGTAGGCCTCCTTTGTCAGGGACATAAAGCAGTACGTTGCCTGCTACAATGAGTTGTTTCAGGGCTTCAAAGACCCCTACACGTATGGCAGAGGTCTCCACTTCACTCTGGACAGCCCTCTCTATTTCAGACAGAGCCTTCTCTAATTCAGTCTGTAATGCAGGATCAGATTCCCCCTCGCTGGCCTTCTCAAACTCATACTTGTCTATGATTAGCCGAAAGAAGGGAGAGTTAGGAGGTAGTAAAGCGAGTAATAACTTAGATGAGAGATTATTTACACCTCTGGCCCCTACGCCTTGGAAGGGTGTTGGATAAGCAGTTGACGAACCGTTTGACTCTGGGGGTACGAGGTACGGTATGGTATATGAGGCTCCGTCCCTAGCCCTACGTAGGAAAGGGTCTCGGTTAGACTCACACGCTTGGTAGTAAGACTTTAGTGAACCCTCTTGCATTAGCTGTAAACCCCTACACCACCTGAACCCTTGTTAACCCCCGCAGGATTCCTGTTGATGATCATGTCCTTACGGGCCGTCCCCCGCCTACGGGTTTTCCCCTTTGAAGCTACTCTACTGTTGGCTCCTCGCTTTACATCCACCACTTTGTTGGGCTGAAGGGGCTGCAGCACAGGGGCTGGGGGTTTCACCGTTTTGGGTTTTGCTCCTATACACATTATCTTTTTGTCTCCTCGTAAACACTAGCCAAGGCTTTCACCACGGCAACCTGACCCTGCTTGTACCTAATCTCTAACATATCCACATCGTCAGGCATTCGATCTGGAAATACTTCCTTCAGCCACAGTATAAGCTCGCCTGTTACAGGAGGCAACTTCTCATTAGCATAATTAATAGGCAAGTCAAGCGGCATTTTTCGATATATTTAAAGTTTCTAGCATGAGAGCCACAGAATCCTTGAGTTCTCTCTCGGTTCCATCATTTTTAATCACGTAATCGTAGTGAGAATAGTCATTTAAGCTGTTCTCGGATGAGTGGCTGTCGAATGCCTCTATTTCAGACAGGTTTTTGTAGGATTCAAGACGCCGTTCAACACGTACTACCTGACCTCCTAGGTTCTTAATGAATTCACACTCATTATCAAAACGCACATCTGTGATGAAGATGTAGTCATAGTGTCCTTCGCTGGCCTTGAGGACATCTGCCATCCTCTCAATCCAGTACTCATTACCACAGAGGTTTCTCCTGAACTCCGTTCCCCACACCTGTAGGAGAGATCGAAAGTCTTTCTTATGCTCCTCAATGAAGTCCATGCGAAACCCTGTAGCCTCACTTACCTCATGTTTTACAGCGTCCGCAAAGCCTACTCGGCCTATGCGACCCTCTAATACGTCAGAGGCTATGCTATAGATGGTGTCTTTTCCTGACCTTTTCTTTCCTGCTAGTCCGATTATTTGCATGGTATCCAATGTTTAATAGTCTGTTTCTTTGGGTTATAGTTCTCTATGCGTAGTATCCGTGCAAGCCGTGCCTGTTGGAGTGCGGTCTCTTCGGATAAATTCTGTACCTCGTAGGCTCTAACCACGGCCTTCCATGTGGGGGAAGCGTCGAGGATGCGTGTCGCCTTAGCAGGGCCAACGGTGGGACAACCAGAGTACCCGTCGGTGCTGTCTCCTATTAGGGTTTGATATAGATGGTTATAGTCAGCCTCTCGTTTGGTGATCTCCAGTACGCCATACTCTGGGTGGTTCTGATTCCACAAGAAGCAAGGAATGGTCTTCATGTCCTTGTCGATGGAGACGATGATCTTCTTAGACCCTGCATGATACATTGGGTCAGTAGCCCAGATTCCCAGAAGGTCATCTGCTTCTAGGTCTTCTCTCACTTGAGCCTTCCACTCCAGCATCAACTCTTCACGCAGACAAGGCAGACCTATGGGCTTTCTACTCTTCTTGCGACCCGCCTTGTAGGTGTCACAAATCTGACGTCGGAAGTTACCTTTGTCAGAGATAGCAACCTCGATCTTATCAGCCCCCAAGGCAGCAGCAATCCGTTCGACCTCCTTGTTCATCATGGCCTTGGCTTTGCGAGTGTCGGTGTGAAGAGACCAGAAATCCCCTCCCCAATCAGTTGCTACCTCGGCTCCTGAAGCGTGTTTATATGCTAGGATGTCTCCATCTAGTAATAGTATTGTGTTCATGTCAGTTGTTTGTGAAGCCACTCAAAGACCTTGGGGTTGTGCTTCCACACGGTACACAAACCCGTGGACAGGCGTGTGGTACTCTCCTCCTCGTTCGTTGTGTCGGTGATGCCCATCACATGGTTCACCGCATGGATTACCTCATGCAGAAAGGTGTCTGCCATTGTCCCCTTGGGGTAACCCTTCACCATCTGTATGACGCAGTCGTTTAGGTCAACACTCCCGTGAACATCACCCGTGGAGAGCCACTCCACTTTAAACTCTTGGTTGAGTATGGTTATCCTAGTGGGTCTCCTTAAGTAACTCCCACGCTTCTTTATAGATGTCATATTTTGATGGAAGCCCTATGGTAAATGTAATAGTTGGGTTCTTGATTGCACTCCAAGGGATTATGTAACTAGTTTTTGTCGGTTGAATGTGGATTATTAAAATAGTATAATTCCCTAATCTTTTAATGGTGGGTATGTTGTATCTCTTGCGTTTGCTCCCACTAATCTTTTGGGCTGAACTAGTAGATCGCACCTGTACCCTGTTGATGACGCCATCATCCCAATCGGTAAGGAAATCGTAGCCCGTACTGATGTCAGGTGTAGACACAATGAACCCTCGGTCTATTAGGATTGCTTTGATTAAAAATTCACAAGCCACGCCAGTTACCTCAAATCTTTTAGTGTGTTTCGGCCCAGTTGGGGCCAGACTTTGCTTCACCGTCGAGGGGGCATCTGAACCCCAACAACCCGCTTGTTTCCTGAATAGCATTTACCGCCTCCTCCTTTACTAGGTCAACAAGGTCAGGCTTTACGTCCATCTGAAACTCATCATGAACGTGAGCGGTGAACGCCCAATCCTTCCCATGTCGAAGCCCCCTGTTTGTTAGTTTATTATAGAGGTGAACGGTGGCCCTCTTCATTACTACTGCACCAGCAGATTGTAACAAAGTGTTGAGCGCACTATGCTCTGAACGTATGTATAAAAGCCTACCATCAATCCCCTTGAGGTAGTCTCTTGAAGCTAAAGTGTCACCAATGCAAGACTTAAGTTGAGCTAATGCAGGGAGCCTTCTCAAAAAAGTTTCCTTAATAGTTCTGCCTGCTCCCCTGCCCTTCCCTATGATGTCACCGATCTTCTCGTCCCCTGCTCCGTAGAGGAATGCGTAGATGAAAGTTTTAGCAGCATCTCTGTTAGGTAATCCAGCCGCCTTCTGGTTCTCTACGTGGATGTCTTTCTCCAGAATCTTTCGAGAGTAATCGCCCTCGTCATAGGCGTGTAGGTAGTGAGCCAAGCAGCGTAGCTCCAAGCCAGAGGCATCACAACCGACCAAGGTGTAGCCTTCGGTAGCCTTGAACAGACTCCTGCAGTCCTTACCATAGGGTGAACCTACCCGTGGAACCTGTGCCATGTTAGGTGTCGAGTGGGTACACCTTCCCGTGACTGCACCGTTAGGGTTGACCCTCCCGTGTAGCCTCCCAGCTTTCTCCAACTTCATCCAAGCCTGCTGGCCTTCCGCAAGCATACCCATGCGCTTGATTAGAAGGAGGTATTCCAACAATGCTTTGCAGGCTCCACCGTCATTGGAAAGTTTGATGGCAGAGAGTACAGCTTCATCTACCTTGGCTTTCCCCTGCTCCGTGAAGTCTTTAGGAACCCAACCGAGACGCTTGAGGCGGTCAGCTATGTGATCCCTACTCGCTGGATTAAACTCCAGAGGCTTTGTTTTTAGTGGCCCCTTCTCTATCTCTGCAGCCTTGAAGCCAGCCCCTAGAGCAGCCTTCTTGGTCTCATACAGATCACCGTCAGGTGTACGCCAGAGATGAGACTTCATGGTGATGCTGTCAGGAGGAAATAAATCCTGCAACTTCTCATTCAGTACCAGCTTACGGCAAGACAACTCGACGTACAGATCACGGGCCTTGCGGATATCAAAACAAAAGCCGTAGCGTTCCATGTGGCTCATGCACGTAGCAAACTCATGCTCCAAGGTGAGACATCTTGTGTCCCACTCCTGCTTGTCCAGCTTGTGAAATAACTGGTAGGTAACCTCGGTATCTTGGATGCAGTAGACCAGCATCCCCTCTGTGAACTTATCGTAGCCCTCCTCTTCAAGGTAGTTCCCCTTGTGGCAGTCGAGACGGTAACCCCATGCCTTCAATCCATGAGACCCCGTCAGTTTAGTGGGTATGAAGTCATCCTTCAGGTTACGTATCTTGTCCTCTTCAGCGAGGTTGGTGTAGATGAGGCGTGACATCACCAAGGTGTCGGTGATCTTTGGTAGGGCCACGCCTTTTAAGTATCCCAACTGTTGGAGTGCAGGGATATCATAGTTGATGATGTTGTGGCCTATGATTTCCTCTTGGGCAAGAAGGTGTGCCACTCCCCGTTCAATCTGGTCAGGCCCAAAGGTGGATACCTCTCCCGTGTCGGCGTCTCGGCATACGACGCACCAGCAGTCTGTTAAGGCGTCAAGGAGTCCGTTGGTTTCAATGTCAAAAATCGTTCTGCTCATTGTCCCCTCCTTCCTCTACTTGGATGGCCTCGCTCAAGCGTCCAGTTTCCTCGGTAAACTCCAGCGTAGCTGCCACTCCATTACGCCCACACCATCTGTTCTTCAGCACCCTAAGTGTGGTGATGTTTGATGTAGCTGCATCTTGTTGGTCACGCTCCATACCTATGACCATGTCAGAGAGTTGTGCGATAGCAGCACTCCCTCGTAGTTGTGCCAAGGAAGTCCTTGCTCCCTCCTCATGTCCCTTTCCATCGGGCCTCTTGAGATGGCTGACAAGCACCAGCGCGAACCCCAGTTCCTCAACAAGGCTACGCAGCTTGGTCATGGTGTTGTCGATCAGGCGTCTCTCGTCGCCGCCCTCCATCCCAGAGACCACAATGGAAAGGTGATCCAAGAAAATAATTTTGCAGCCTACTCCAGTTACTAAATACCTTATTTTTGATAACAGGTTAGCCTCACCCATCGATCCCCAATGGTCATAGGTGAAGTAACGCCCACTACCTACGGTAGCCTCAAACGCCTGCTTGCGCTCCTCTTCTGGAATCTCTTCAGGGTTGAGGTACAATGGCTTGTTGATGTGGAGGCCCATGATGCCTAGAGCAGTACGTTCAGTTGATTCCTCCAAGGCAATGTAACCAATGGATTCCCCTGCAGATAACAGATGGTAGGCAATCTCTTTGCAGACGGCTGACTTGCCGATACCAGAGCCAGCACATAGTGTGACAATCTCACCCTCTCTCAAGCCCAGCGTCATCTCGTTGAGTTGTGGCCAAGGATAAAGGTGAGCAGTTGAAGTCCCCTTGGACAGCAGAGAGTCCCACATATCAGACCCCGCAATGATGCCGTCAGGCCTCCACGCTTGGGCGTTCCACATTAACTGAATGAGTTCTGCCCCTCGCTTCTCGACCAACATCTCGTTGGCATCCTTGAGAGGTAACTTACAGAGCTTGGCCTTCCCTACCGACAAGACTTGAGCGCACTTCTCTGCTGCCTCTTGTCCTACCTTATCGGAGTCGAACATGATCACCACATTCTCAAAGCTCTCAAGATATTCTAGGTTATCCTTGAATGCCCTGACTGCTCCTGCTGCACCGTTAGGTACGCTGACTACAGGCCACTTGTTGTCCTGCAATTGGGAGACAGACATGGCGTCAAGTTCTCCCTCGGTAACCACAACTTGCTTGCTATGCGCTCCACGTTGAAAGAGCCATGAGCCATACAAGGGCATTTTCCCCTTGCCAACTTGCAGAAAATTTTTGTCCTGAAATCTGACCTTGCTTATGATCGAATCACCGACCCTGTAGTTGGCTACTTGAACTGGACGGCCTTGGTAGGAGCCAATTTGGTAGTTCCAGAACTTACAGGTTTTTTCCGAGATACCTCTAGCGGATAGCCCACTAAATGATAGTTCTTGTAGCCCGTCATGATCAGCAGTAGCTGATTGGGCTGGCATAGGTACTACGGTGTCAGGTGAGTCGTAGTTGGGGTATAGATGGTTGCAGCTAAAGCAGAAGCCGTGTCCATCATCGTATAGACCTACTCCATCGGAGGAGCCGCACTCGGTGCAAGCCCCGTGTTTAATGAAGTTAGCCTCCGTTCTTTTTTCTTCGTTTAATTTGGTAGTCACTTGTTATTTCTTCTATTGTTCCATCAAAGGATATTCTGTTAAGCAGTTCTCGGTTGGTACGAGTCAGCCTTAACCATTGGAGTGTGCCAGCGGTTCCCACAAGGGTGTCCAGATCGTCTACAGAGACGAGTGCCTTCTTGCCCTCAAAGGTCTCCAGCACGGCATGAGTTGCCTTGCGTGGTTTTATGAGAACCATGAGCGTGGAACTTTCTTACCACACCATTGAAACCCATGCTTCTCACACCATTCACCGTAGGTCGTTTTAGAATGCTTATTCAAACGTGCCTTCGGATTCTGGAATGCGAAGCGAATGTCAATGTCTGGGTTCTGCTCCCTCACTAGTAGGTGCTTCTTTCGGTCAATACCGAGGAAGCGACCTTTGGTCTCAATGAAGTACTCTTCGTTAATGTAGAAGTCAGGTAGGTAGTAGTGTTGCTTGACATACGGTATCCGAAGAGGCTCGTAGGAATATGGGACACCCATTGTTTCCAATAGATGCCCCATATTCTTTTCGAGTTTACTTTTGTAGGCCGCAGGCATACGTCTCCAATGGGCTTCTAAGGCAGACTACCAAGCCCTAGAAGTTACTTGCGGACGTAGCTTCTTCCTGCGGGGCGTCCTGCGGTACGTTGGCCGAGCTTGCAGGCGCATTTGATTCGCTGGACGAGAACCCCTCTTCAACTTCAAAACCTGAAGTCGTATCATTGCCTCCTGTCCATTGAACCAAATCGATTACCTGTACGGCGGCGAGCCTCAAGGTAACTCCCGTTCCCATTTGTGTGCTGTAGGGAATTGGGGAGAAATTCACCTTCACCTTTGAACCAGTACCCAAGGCACAATCCTCGGTGAGTGGCTTCAGGGAAGAGTCAAAGACAGCGGGTCTCTGTTCGATCTTAGAGCCATCTTTGGATTTGAAAGAAGGTTTCATCTTGAACTTGAAGTCCTTCACTTCGTTACCCTGCTCATCGATGACCGTCTTAACGGGAAGATTGTTGACCCTCTCAGGTTTCTTCCCTGTCGTTGCCTCGATGGAACTTAGATGCTCATCGAGTTGTGCCTGCAGCTTATCCTGCAGCTTGCCCCCTTCATCGGCGTCAAGGCGTAGTGTGAGGCAATAGACCCCTTCTGTGCTGAACTTGGTGTCGGGTTTGAATACATACGGGTACATAGCAATACCCGCTCCGGTGGTTAGTCTTTCGTTTTTCATCTCTCTTAAAGGACGCCTTGAGAGTTTAAACTAGGTCGATCTCGCGACGTCAGGATGCAGTATATACCACATCTTGGGGGAGGTCAAGCCCGAACATACCACATAATGTGTTTTTGATGTTTTTCTGTATTTTGTCACAATATGCAGGGGGAATACAGTAACAATCGTGGAGGGTCATGATGAGGGGCCACTCCTCAGAGGTCAGTACGGTGTGAAGAATGGCTGAATCGTAGGCGTGAACGAGGTTGGCTGGCAACGCCTGTCTAGCGGCTCTTTGGCTGAAATCTCTAGTGTCAATGTTGGCCCTGCAAACTACAGCTTCACCCATTATTAGAGTCTTGATGCGAACCGATTGGGATTTTCGGTAGTCATTGGAAACGGGAAAGCCAGATGGCGTAGTCCATGATAGTACCTCATCTTTCTGGCGTTGACGGGTTTCCTCCATGAATTTCATGGGGGTTTCGGAGACAGCGTTGAGAGCCTTGTAATAAGAGTGTAGTAACAGACGAGCCTCTTTGTAAACCTCACGTTTGAAGATATCTGCTGATTGCTCGACATACCACTTGATGAGTGTCTTCTCCAGACCGTAGTAGGTGGAGCCGTACATATAGGATACGGTCAGCTTCTTCACCAAGTCCCTGTCGATGCCTAAACTGATCCACGCATGATCCTCTGGACGGTGGGACATTTGTAGTCCCTCCTTCAGTTTAGATAAGATGGAGGAGTAGATGTCATTAGGATAATCCAGATGAGCTACATTGGTGAGTCGGAGTAGCTCCTCATCTTTAGTCAGAGCAGCGACTATTTGTAAGCCAGATGCAGTATGGTCTAGGCGAACAGGTTGGTGAGTCTTGAAGGTAATCCTATTGGTGATCCACTCTTTGAACTCCCTGCAGAAAGCTAGGAAGGGATAGGGAGATGCTGCATCTTGCCACCAGCGGTTACCGAGAGGGTCATCTGCTACACCCTTGATCTGTTTCTCATGCGACAATACCCAATCCTGACGCTCTTGTAGGCTACCTTTGATTCCCCAATTGTTGGCTCCTCCAACTAGGAACCAATGTTCATTACCTCTGACAGAAGTTGGTGTAGCAAACTCAAGCAACCCTCTAGAGAGATCGCTACCTTGGGGGTTCAGATGGGTTGGTGCATAATATAGGCGACCCCTGAAGTCAGCCTGAACGGGCATATAGATTGTCTGATCCTTGAAGCGTCTCGCAAGGGTCAAGGTGTTGTCCGTAGCTATTAGTTTAGGTAACCGCTTAAGTCGCCCTTCGTGATATTTAGCTTGACGCCTTCTGTAAGCAAGGTTACCATTGGTCTCAAGGAGAAGCCCACGGTCTTGCTCCCTACGTGTCACTTCTTCCTCTTTACTAAACTCCACTAACCTTAGTGCTACCTCTGACACCCAAGGGTTAACCTTAAGGGGGACTCTCTGTAGAGTGTTGGCAGCATTGAAGGCAGTTTCATATGAACTCTCTTTTTTTGTCTTTCCTCTGACCCTTTTGAGGAATCTCCAGCCTACCTCTGATGGAAACTGGTAACCACCTTCGTCAAGTGTAGTCCAATCTAAAGGCTTGTCTGTCAGAGGAAGGTAGCAGGGAGAGATTAGGCTACCTTGTTTTTGAATGTGACTAATTATGTCGATTGCCCCATTCGTGGGTAAAACTACATACTGCCAGCGACCTCTAGAAACTTTCTGTCTAGCATACTCGATCAGTCCTGTCTCCTGTTTGAAGAGTTCTACCAAGGATAAACCCACTCTGATCAAGGAGGCTTGCGGTAAATCCTGTTTCCAAGCGTCCCCAAACTCACTTGCAGCCCTTCTGACAGCAAAGATACGCTTGAATTTATAGGCGACTCGCTTGTCTTTTTCTGCCTTTAGGCTCTTCCACCACGCAGGATACTTCTTTTTAAGGGCAGAGAAGTTGATCTCATCTTGCATCTTCTGTCCTATTTTAGAGGCAATTGCTGTTCTTTTTTGCTGGATAGATAAGGTATCTAAGATTGTCGTAAGTGCTAGGTGGGCAACAAGTAGTGGCTTTAAGTCTTGAATAAGTTTCCACTCGGCTGCGTAGATACCCGCCTTCGCTTTTTTAGCGACAACAAGGGAAATTCTTTCTGAAAGTTTGTTTAGTGTTTTTTTGTAGAAGTACCGCCCATGAAGTGTGATGGACTCCTGCCGTTTCTTTTGGAGTCTTTTTGTGCGGTTATAGAAGCGTTTACGGCCTTCTTCTACGCAGTCTAAAGAATTAACCATAAAAGTGCCGCATCCATGTGAAGAGAGAGAGGGAATAGTTCATCGACCAAAACTCCCTATTCCCTGCAGAAACACACGAACACGGCAGACAGATTAGAGTCATCCGTGGGGTGGTGGTCAAGGTTTAACTGTTTTTGCTACGGTTATAGGCCTTGCTTGTGACCTGTAGGTTCTTGCGTGATTTATTGGCAGGGTTGCGATCCTTATGGTGAACATCTTTTCCATCTCCCTTTTTAACAGCCCCTGAAGCCATCAGTCTCGCCCTACTGGTGTTACGAGCGGCCCTTCTCTTTTTCTGGGTAGGCCGCTTGTGGTAATTATCGTATTCTTTTCTGTAATTACGTTGGCTCATTTCACGTAAGGGAAGTATTAGAACTTCTAATGCTTGTTTGCAACTCTCAAATATGGAGTACCTACAATGATAGTATTTTCATGGAGTACCAACAATGATAGTACCCTTCGGCGTTTAGCGGGAGCGTTCGTTCTTTCCCTGTGAGCGAAGCGATCACTCTTCCTCTTGTGAGGGTAAGTAGTAAGGAGTCACAAAAAAATCCCCGCACACCACAAGGGACATACACCCTGTGGGGCGGGGTCAGTTGAGGTGTTGCCCAACTTTAATCCACAAACACCGTAGATATGGAGGCCTTTCTTTCCTCCTAGTTTTTGTTGTTAGTTGTCCTCAACTGAAAGTCTTTAAAAGCGGTTCTTTGATAAGTTGTCACCGGCCCATAGTGGTTGAACGTTTTTGTAATTGAAACACCTTTTCTGTTCTTCTACCTTGGACAGGTCGAAAGACCAGCATGACTTTATGTGGTCGAGGTGTATCTTACCCTCTAAGAACTCATCCCAAGACATGCCTTTAGTGAACTGCTTTTCAATATGTTTTTTGAAGAATGATAGTGAACAGCCTAAGAGTTCAACTGTTCCATTACTTTTGCGTAATCCTTTAACATAATACCGAATTGCATTACTTATTCTGGTTCTTGTCTTGTTTTTCAAGCTGAACACTACGTCTTCTTTCATACGTGCGTTCCATTTAGCTTTTAGCTTTTCTTTGTTCTTTCGATACCATTTCTTTCCATTCCTCGATGCCGTTGCTTTATATTCCGGTGTGTCTTTGTTTCTGTGGTAAGACTCTCGGCCTGCAGCGAGGATTTTGTCTCTGTGTTTCTTTCTGTATGCGTTAGCTTTTTCCCGTCTGTCTGCTTTCACTCTGTGGTATGCCTCTCTTTGCTGTTTATTTATGAATTCTCTGTAATCTTTATCCTTTTGTCGCCTAATTCTTTGCTCTTGATTATGAAACGCACCTCTACACTTGGCATTACAGTAGCAGGCTTTTCGGTTGCTTTTTTTCTCTGGGGTGAAGGCTTTGCCGCACCACTTGCAGATGATTTTAGTCTTCATACCAATCTATTAAGATAAT